TTCCTCACCGGAGCAGAGAACTCCGGCAGGGTTATCTTCAGCGGCGCTTATCTTGATCCGACAACCGGCAAGCCCAATCCGTATATCACCATCACCAACCTCGAGCAGAGCAAAGAGGGTGGCGATTGGGAAACGGATATACAGGAAGCAATCAACATGGTTTGCTTCGTCATGGGCGTGCACAGTAACCTCGTCGGCTCAGTACCGGGCAAGGCGCAAAGCAACAACTCCGGCAGCGATAAGCGCGAGCTGTATATGATTGCGCAGCTGCTGAACAAACCGACGCATGACCTACTCAAGCGTATTCACGAGCTCGTGTGCTATATCAACGGCTGGGAAGGCGTAACGCCTACCATCCAAATCATGCAGCTCACCACGCTCGATGAGCACAAGGATATCAAGAAAACCAAGGACAACGGAAAGGAGGACAATAATGAAGATCATCAAGAGTAATGACGAACTGATGCAGTTCATCCCTAACGTGGTGACTGCAGTGGAAGGCGAGAAGGATCTGTTCACGAAGATTCAGACATATATCATCATGGCTGAGTCTTGGCTATTCAGGAACGTCGCCAAGCCTTCGGTGTTCGACAACGAGACCGCCATGGTATATGCGCAATCTATCGTGGCTGCAGAGGCATTCAGGAATGCCATACCGTCGCTCAATGTCATACTGACAGAGAACGGCTTCGGTATAGTCAGCAACGGCAGCGTAGCACCGGCATCGAAGGATCGTGTCGACAAACTTGCGGAAGCATTGATCGAGCATCGTGACAACGCTATAGAGCAGCTGGTACTGAGTCTCGGAGGAGCAGGTACGACCTTCAGCCGTACGGTGTTTGCCGGCTACGAGGCGCAAAGGATGCAGGGTATAAGTACGCACCTGTTCGACCGGTTCATGGAACAACGGCCGAAGGTGCTGAAGATACAGCACGACCTTGCAGAAGATGCAGTTACCTACGATATCCTGGAAGAGGCTGTTGAGTGGACGTATTCCAACGAGTTGGAGCGTCCAAAAGGATACAACACCCTCTTCATCCGGATCAGGGATATCATCTGCAAGCAGCTGAAGGGTGAGAACACCAAGCACGACGTGCAGGATCTGGTGGAGTTCATCCGGACACACACCAACGAGTTCCCCTATTGGGCATCCTCAACGGTAGCCGAGAAATGGGCAGATCATCGTTACGTGAACAATAAGAAGAGCGGAGGGTACTGGCTATGATCGTGAATGTCAACGTGCCTACATCGTGGCAGGAGCTGACGCAGAAGCAACTGTATTATGCGTACTTCCTGCTGTCCTCGGAGCAATATAGCGAGGATCAGATCAAAGGGCTGTGCATCATCCGCTGGGGCAAGTTCGAGGGTATGCTGCAGTCAATCCGTCCGGAGCAGTTGGCAGGCTTCCTGCCTATGATGGACTGGCTGATGTCTATTCCGGAGTACCCGGTGCGCCTCGATGAAATCCAAGGACACGCAGCGCTGTACCGACCCGACCTGCAGGGATTGCCGTTCGAGCAGTACCTGGTACTCGAGAACAATTACCAAGGCTACGTCCACACCAAGCGCATTGACTGCCTCAATGCCATGGCCAGTGTCCTGTACGGGGCACAGATGCAGCTTACCGCGCCGGAGGCTTACAGCGTATTCGTATGGTTCGCCTCGATCAAGCAGCGGTTCGCATCGCTCTTCAGCAATTTCTTCGTTCCCTCTCCGGTGAGTGAGAATATCGGCGACATCGGCACGGCACTGCGTAAGGCAATGAACACGCAGATCCGCGCTTTGACCAAGGGCGACATCACCAAGGAGAAGGAGATCCTGGCACTCGATGTGTATCGCGCTCTGACCGAACTCGATGCACAGGCAGAGGAGTACAACGAGCTCAAGAAACAAATCAAGAAGTAATATGATACCAACAACCCAAGTATGGAGTGCGACAGATTTCTTCGAGCGCCTTACCGCGAGCAACAAGTTAGCCGTGGAGAAGGGCTTTCGCTTCGTGCAAGTTTCCGGACTGGAAGGACTCGAGCAGGCAGTGGCCGCAATGCAGTCCACCGCCAACTTCGTGTTCGTAGTAGAGAATGCCGCCGGCTTCACGGAGCTGGATAACTCCCCAAGGCAACGCAAGATCCGCAGTGTGTTCTTCGCCATGCGCCACAAGCTCAACGACATGAAGGCACGCCGGCAATGCATGGATATCATGGCGGAACTGTTCCGGCAGTTCTGCTCGGTACTCATCCAACAGGAGCGCCGCTTCGAGGAGAATATGCAGTACCTTGACACCCGGATCAACATGCAAGAGGTCAGCCAGCATCTCATTCCCGGCACAGCGATGTGCATGTTCGAGATAGCTGTTGACACGTTCATCAATCTCGAATACAACGCAGACGAATGGATTACACAGTCGAACAATTAGAACAGGTCGAGCGCCTGGCATCCATCTACATGCCCATCACCGACATCGCTCTCATCATCGAGGTCGATGCCTCACAGCTGCGCAGTGACATCGCCGCACAGGTCACGGAGGTAGCACGCCGCTATCGCCGTGGCAAGGCACTGGCCAAGGTGCAGCTCCGCGACCAGGAGATGAAGCTCGCAAAGGTCGGTTCACCGCTCGCCCTCGGAAATGTACAAAATAACCTCCTCGATATGGAGGATGATGAGTAATGGCACAACTCCGCACCATAGACCTCGCCCGGACAGAGATGTTCACTCCCATGGAGGAGCTGCAGGGCAAGTACGCACCGGAAAGGGTGCAGCACCTGTTGCGTATCCGTGAGATGTACAACTGGTTCCTCGATAACCCTTCCGGCAGAGACCGCACGTTCATCAGCCAGATGATGGCGAAGCATCAGATATCGCAGTCCGTAGCCTATGCCGACCTTGCCTTGGTCAAGCAGCTCATGCCGATGATCACGCCGGCAACGCGTGAGTTCTGGCGCACTCGCGTCAGCGACATGCTGCTTGAGACATACAACATGGCGAAGGCTCGCAAGGATACCAAGGCAATGGCAATGGCGGCGAAGGAACTGGGCAAAGTCAACCGCGTTGACCTTGACGATGAAAAGGATTTCCCCTTCGAACTCATCGTTATCCAGTCCTTCAGCCCGTCGTCCGATCCGTCGCTCGTCGGATGCAAGCCTATACCGAACGTGGAAGAGGTCAAGGCACGGCTGCGTAAGAAGCTCGCCGCCGATAATCCGGATATCGAGGATATCGATTACGAGGAAGCCGACCTCGAGGAAGCGTCATTGTTCCCGGAGGTCGAAAATAACAACCCCTAGGGGTAATGGGGGCTTTCCCCCGGGGGTTATTGGTATAAACCCCTAGGGAAAAGGTAGTCTTACCACCGGTGGTAGTAAAATATGGCAGAGATATACTTCAATAAGATCCAGCAGCGCGTCATGTACATCGGCGCCAAGACGACGGTGGTTGTCGCCGGTCGTCGTACCGGTAAGACCTACGGCATGGGTGCGCCGTTCGTCTATCGGAACATGCAGCGCATGAAGGGCAGTACCGGAGGAATAGTCGTTCCTACCTTCCGCCACGGTCTGACGAACACCCTGCCGGGACTGTTCACCTGCTGGAAGGCGATGGGACTCATCGAGGGCGTGCACTACGTCGTGGGCAAGAAGCCGCCTAAATACTTCGAGAAGGCTATCATCGAGCCTCGGGAGTTCGAGCACGTCATATCGTTCTACAACGGTAGCCGCGCGGTACTCATCTCGCAGGATCTTGCCGGCTCGTCCAACTCCCTCACCCTCGACTGGCTGCTCATCGACGAAGCCAAGTTCATCAACTTCGAGAAGCTCAAGGACGAGACCCTGCCCGCCAATGGCGGTATCAAAGCACACTTCGGTATGCACAGCTACCACCATTCGATAATGATCATGTCGGATATGCCGGTCGGCACCAAGGGCAGCTGGTTCCTCAACTATCGCGAGAAGATGGATACGGAGATCATCCGCGCCATAGAAGGCTGCCTGAATGAGGAATACCGGATGAAGAATCGTGTTAAGGAGTTACGAGCAGCAGGAAA